GTGGCGGTGGCGGTGGTAACATATCGAATAGTTTTTCGGGTTCAGCAGCACAAGCTCCAAACTTTAACGTGGTCGGAAACTCAGGAGTCAATCAGTTAGCGCAACTTCAGCAGCAACCAGTTCAGGCTTATGTAGTGAGTGGTTCAGTAACTACGGCTCAGAGCTTAGATAGAAACAGAATTGAAAACGCAACATTGTAACAATTAAAAGTTGAATAGATATGCAAGTAATTGAATTAATCATTGACGAGAAGGATGCACAAAGCGGAATCGATGCCGTGAGTGTGGTCGAATCTCCTGCCATTGAGGAGAACTTTGTAGCCCTATCAAAACACGAAGTAGAACTCAAAGAAGTAGACAAAGAGAAGCGAATCTTAATGGGTGCAGCTCTTATTCCTAACAAGAAAATCTATCGTGTAAACGCAAAGAAAGAGGAGTATTACATCTACTTTTCTGAGGACACCGTTCGTCAAGCTATGGAGTTATTCTTCAAGAACGGAAACCAATCCAACGCAACCTACGAACACAAGGATGCAGTAAAAGGAATGACCGTTGTAGAATCTTGGTTGATTGAGGATAGCGAAAAAGACAAGTCTAAACTCTACGGATTCAGCTTACCAAAAGGAACGTGGATGATTTCTATGAAAGTAGATAACGATGAGGTATGGAATGACGTCAAAGCTGGCAAGGTTAAAGGCTTCTCAATTGAGGGATACTTCGCTGATAAGTTAGAAATGTCATTAGAGCAACAAAAGAAAAATGAAATTATTGAACAACTTAAAAACCTACTTAATGAGCAAATTTAAAACACCAAGCAAGGCAAGTCCAAGAGCAGGTAGCAAAAGAGGCTGCCTATGTGAAGACGAAACATACTCAACCAAGTGTTGTGATGGCAGTTTACAAGCTCAGGGCATCGGTAAAACGGCTACTGTAAACGAGCCTGCTCCTACTCAAACTGAGGTAAACGGAGTGAGAACTATCGTGCGTCAAAACGGATAAAAATAAAACAAATATAAATCTAAAAATTGTTTAAGTATGAATACTACAAAATCAGTTTACAATAAATTGTTCGCAGAAGACAAAGTAGAACTTGCTTCAGAGCTTGTTGAGTTAGCTAATATTAATGATTTAGTTAAAGAAATAACTAATGCAGAAAAATTATTGGCAAGTTTTAATGCTTTATATGATAAGATAGATGCGTTGAAACCTCAAATAGTAAAATTAGGAGATGAAATTGTTGCTTCTCAAAAAACCATTAACATGATGGGTGGGACATTTGAAAAACAATTTGCTGAATTAGGATTAAAATATTCAGACTATCCTGAATTTAAAAGAGCTAGCGATTTTATGTCAAAATCAAGAATGGTAGCGAGTATGACAGGTTATATTAAACAAGTTTAAATAAAGTAAACAAATGAACGAAAAATCAATCTTAAACAAAGTCCGCACACTTCTTGGAATGGAAGTGAAGTTGGAAACTATGCGTCTTTCTGATGGCGTATCTATGCTCGAAGCAGAAGTATTCGAAGCAGGACAACCTGTATTTATCCTAACGGAAGACGAACAACGTATCCCTGTTCCTGTAGGAGAATACGAATTAGAGGATATGCGTATCCTTGTAGTTATCGAAGAAGGTGTAATTGCCGAAGTTCGTGAAGCTGCAGAAGTGGAAGAAGAAGTAGAAGTAGAAGAGACTCCTGAAGTAGAAGAGGAAGTTGAAGCTGCTACTGATACTACACCACAAGCTAAAAAAGTTATTGAGTCTATTGTTAAAGAGTCTTTCTTCAGCGAAATTGAAGCACTTAAAAAAGAGAACGAAGAATTGAAAGCACAACTCAATTTATCTACTGAAGTTGCAGAAGAAGTTGCACCTGTAGAATTAAGCGAAGAGCCTAAGCCTATTTCTTTCAATCCTGAAAACACACAAGCTACTGACGTATTCAAGTTTGCTACTAAAAGAAACGCAACTACTATGGACACGGTATTATCAAGAATTTCTAACATTAAATAATTAAATAAAATGCCAACAACAACTTCAATCACTACTACTTACGCTGGCGAGTTCGCAGGTAAGTACATTGCAGCAGCTTTATTGTCTGCTCCAACCCTTGACAAAGGCGGTATCACCGTTATGCCTAACGTCAAATTTAAGCAGGTAATTAAGCGTGTCGCTACGGATGGTATCATCAAGAACGCAACGTGCGATTTTGACCCTACGTCTACAATCACTTTGACTGAGCGTATTCTTCAACCTGAGTATTTCCAAGTTAACTTACAACTTTGTAAAACTGACTTCCGTTCAGATTGGGATGCTATCCAAATGGGTTACTCTGCATTTGACGTTCTTCCTAAATCTTTCGCTGACTTCTTAATCGCACACGCTGCTGAGAAAGTTGCTGCAGGTATGGAAACTTCAATTTGGCAAGGTGTTAACGCTACTGCAGGTGAGTTCGCAGGTATTATGACACAATTGACTACTGATGCATCTTTGCCATCAGGTCAAGAAGTTGCAGGTACTACCGTTACTGCTGCTAACGTAATCACTGAGCTTGGTAAAATCGTTGATGCTTGCCCTGCTGCTCTTTACGGAAAAGAAGACTTGACACTCTACGTTTCTTCTAACATCTATCGTGCTTATGTTCGTGCATTGGGTGGTTTCGCTGCTTCAGGTGTAGGTGCTAATGGTTACGACAACAAAGGTACAAACCAACAACTTGGTGATGTATTCTTTGACGGTGTTCGTGTGTTTATGGCTAACGGTCTTGCTAACAACACCGCTCTACTTGCTCAAAAATCTAACTTGTACTTTGCTACTGGTCTTTTGAACGATATGAACGAAGTTAAAGTTTTAGATATGGCTGACATCGATGGTTCACAAAATGTTCGTGTAGTTCTCAGATTCAGCGCAGATGCTAAATACGGCTTTGCTTCTGACGTTGTTACTTACGGAATCACAAACTCTGCTAACTAATCTTAGCTCAATTTAAATAATCGGGGAGGGGTATACGCTCCTCCCTTTTTTATAACATTAAAAACTTAAAAATATGTCTTGTCTTTTAGCTAATGGTAGACTTGAGGTTTGTAAAGATGCTGTTGGAGGCATTGATGCAGTTTACTTCATTAACTACGCAGATTACGCTTTCCCTACTGACGTTACTTATGTAACAGGTACGGACACCATTGACGCAGTTGCTAACGTAACTTCGCTCTACAAATACGAACTTAAAGGAACAAACTCTTTTGAGCAAGTATATAACTCTTCTCGTGAAAACGGAACTAATTTTGCTGAGCAAACTTTGACTATCACGTTAAAGAAGCAAGATGCTACTACACACAAGTCAGTTAAATTATTAGCTTGGGGACGTCCTCACATCGTAATCAAGAACCGCAACAACCAATTCTTTTTGGCAGGTCTTGAACACGGAATGGAATTGACTACTGCAAATGCTTCAAATGGTACTGCCATGGGTGACCTAAATGGTTATACCTTGACTTTTGTAGGCACTGAGAAGCTATACGCCAATCTACTTGAGTGCTCATCTGAGGCAGACTTAGCAGGTGGTGCTGGAGATGTATTCGGTTCAGCTACTATCATTACTGCATAATCGTTTTCTTCATAGCGTGTAAGAAGGGTGGCTTTGGCTGCCCTTTTTGCTTTTAAAACAAATCGGTATCAAGTTAGTTACTTTAATATGATTGTACTAACGACATCTACATCAGCTCAGACGTTCTCGTTTATTCCGAGAGATACACCTACTACAATGGTGTTGACTGATGACCAAACAAACACTCCAGTAACCGTAGCTATCACATCGCAAACATTAGGCGATTACGTTAACACGTTGACGGCTACATTCGCTTTAAAGGAAGGTCATTTCTACGATTTGGTTCTTTACAAAAACTCAGCAATCGTTTACAAGGATAGAATCTTCTGTACTGACCAAAACATCGTAACGTTCTCCGTAAACAACGGAGAGTATACATCTAACACCACATCAAATACGTTCATAGTTTATGAGTAACAACGTACACATACTAAATCTATCGGCATACACTACTCCCGTAATTCAGGAGAGCAAGCGAGATGCTTGGGTAGATTACGGAGAAGACAACAATTACTATTCTTTCCTTTTGGATAGATACACGAACTCCACCACAAACAACGCAATCATCAATAACATTTCACGTCTTGTCTATGGACGTGGTTTGTCTGCAGTAGATGCTTCTCGCAAGCCTAATGAGTACGCTCAAGCAATGGCTATGTTTTCAAAAGAGTGTTTGCGCAAAATTGCAATTGACCGCAAGATGCTTGGTCAGTTTGCTATTCAAGTACACTACAACGATAAGCACGATAGAATCCTCAAGGCTTTTCATATGCCTGTGAATCTTTTGCGTGCTGAAAAGTGTAATAAAGACGGAGAAATTGAAGCCTACTATTACTCGGACGATTGGACTGATGTAAAGAAATACCCACCTACAAGAATACCTGCTTATGGATTCTCTAAAGACAAGATTGAGATTCTATTCTCAAAGCCTTACGCAGTAGGTATGAAGTATTACGCTTATCCTGACTATCAAGGAGCAGTACCTTATGCACTTTTAGAGGAGGAGATTGCTGATTACCTAATCAACGAGGTTCAAAACGGATTTTCAGGCACTAAGGTGGTCAACTTCAACAATGGAGTACCAACTGAGGAGCAACAATCTATCATCACAAACAAGGTTCTAAGCAAATTGACTGGCTCTAAAGGTCAGAAAGTAATCGTTGCGTTCAATGATAACATGGACACGAAAACAACGGTAGACGATTTACCTTTAAATGATGCACCGGAACATTACACTTACTTATCTGAGGAGTGTATGCGTAAAATTATGCTTGGACACAACGTAACTTCTCCGTTACTTTTTGGTATTGCAGGAGCTAACGGATTCTCGTCTAACGCTGATGAGCTTCAGAACTCATTTATCTTGTTTAACAATATGGTCATTAAGCCACTTCAGGACGAAATACTTGAAGCCTTAGACACTATCTTATCTTACAACGGCATATCCCTCAACTTATTCTTTAAGACGCTTAAACCGCTTGAATTTACGGATTTAGAAAACGCACAAAACCAAGAGCAGGTAGCAGAGGAAACAGGTACGGAGCTATCAAAACAAGAATCCTTAGACAATGAGGTTGCTCAATCACTTATAGACTTAGGAGAAGAGCCTTCTGAAAATTGGCTTTTAATAGACGAATTTCCTGTTGACTATGATTCGGACGACTCAGAGAACGAACTGCTCTCTAAAGAGCTTAAAAAGAGCTTATTTTCAAAGTTAGTTGAGCTTGTAAGCACAGGAGATGCACGTCCAAACCTACGAGACAAGCAAGACAAGGTAATTGATGGTTTTAAGTTTGTCACTCGCTACGTTTATGCAGGTTCAGAACCTAAAGACAAGTCAAGACCTTTCTGCAATGCAATGATGCGAGCTAAAAAGATTTATAGAAAAGAGGATATTCTTAAAATGGGCAGTCAAGCAGTCAATAAAGGCTGGGGTCCAAGAGGAGCTGATACTTATTCTATTTGGCTTTACAAGGGTGGAGGCAACTGCCATCATCGTTGGAACAAGCAAGTTTACGCAGCATTTGAAGGTAAGGCTTTGGACATTCCTAACGCTAAACAAATTGCACAAGCAAAAGCTGCTAAATACGGCTATACAATTAAAAACGAGGCTTTAGTATCTCAGCGTCCTGTTGATATGCCACATAACGGCTTTTTACCTACTAACCCTATTTACGGCAAATAATGGCAACTGCACTACTTATAACAAGAGACGATTTGGTTCGTTTTACTGCGGTAAACGGGAATGTTGATACTGACAAGTTTATTCAGTTCGTTAAAATCGCTCAGGACATTCATATTCAAAACTACTTAGGCACGAAATTGCTTCAGAAGATTCAGGCGGATATTACCGCAGGTACTTTAGCTGGTAACTACGCTACTTTGGTAAACACTTATGTAAAGCCAATGCTCATCCATTGGGCTATGGTTGAATACTTACCTTTTGCGGCTTACACAATCGCAAATAAGGGCGTCTATAAACACTCATCTGAGAACTCTGAGAACGTAGAGAAAAACGAAGTAGACTTCTTAATTGAAAAGGAACGTCAGATTGCTCAGCACTACACGGAGAGATTCATTGATTACATCGTATTTAACAACGCTTTGTTTCCTGAGTACACTACAAACACTAATGGGGATATGTATCCTGATACTGCAAACAACTATACTTCTTGGTATATTTAATTATGAAAACACGAACTAAGGTAGGAACTTACAAACCAAAACAAGAAAACATTGAGAAGCTCCGTGTTTTCCTAACTAAAATAAACAAA